TAGAGATATCGTTTTTATCTGACGGGATGTTGAGGACAGAACCGTTTCCATCTGTAAACCACTTGCCATTTGCCTTTTTATACACATAAAGACCCCAGTCGTAATTCTTTTCAATTACCTGACGTCTGACATTTTTTACAATTGGTTCACCAGTTTTTGGGTTTATTAAGGAATCCATAACCATAAGTATACCATATTAAACTGGATCGACAACATACTTTGCCCAATTGACGTTAGTATATACAGAATATGCATAATTTTTTAACGTTACTGGTGTGTCATCACCAACAACTATCTTGTTGGTTCCTGTATAACTCTTATAAACTTCTACTGGATTAACTCCATAATAACTAGTTTCTGCTAAAACAAGAACCTTATTCCAGTTAAAAGATGGAGAATCCCAAAATTCCCAGTCTAGGCCTTCGTTGTTTAAAACCTTAACTCTAAACCATGGTCTTTCTGAAATGTTCTGAACCTCTTGTAGATTTGTTGACTGATAGTATGAAATACTGTTGAATAGCAGTGGTCCAGTTAATCTTATGGCTCCTTCGAAAGATGAGAATATTAGGCTGTCAGCAAAACTTATACCAAGGAATCCCCACTCCTGTAGAGTTAGAACTGGTTCTTTTACAATCTTGCCATTCCAATAGAAACCTATACCATTCTGAACTAGTCCAGTCTTTGCATCTATTGCATAAATCTTTGCTCTTCTTCCGCTTGGATCACTTGCAACCATGTAGAACTTTAGGTATGCCGTTTTACTTTCTATTTCAAATATTTGTGTAGGTGCGTATGGAAAATAGTCTCCGTCAAATCTAACTGCCATCTGCATTGCAATTGCCTTAAACTCATCTGCTCTACTAGTGTTAATTGGAATTAAAAGACCTCTGTTGACTAACGGGTCATATTTTCCTTTAACCTGAATTCCACTTGTCTTAGTAAGGTATAGGTATGAAGATGATCCGCTATAGATTGAAAATGGATTTTGTTTTTTAAAATCATAGTATATTCCTGTTTTTGTGTAAGGGTAAATAGGAGTTCCAAACCTTGTTCCAATTGGACTTGCATCAGATTCATTTAATGCTTGTGAGGCATAAGAAAGTTTTTTAATAATAACATTTCCTATATCTGAATCTTTAATGTTCATATCAATGTGAGTCACAATAGAAAGATCATTAAAGTCTACTCCAGCAGGTGGATAGATAATCATGTTATCTACAACTTCGTACTTTGTTGTCATCCAATCTGAGCCAGGAACTAATATGCCACTTCTGGATGGTCTTTCTGTTTTTGTAAAATAAAACGGTGTTGCATTTGCACCTAACTCAGTGTATTGAAAAGTTACATAACTTTTGACAATTGCTCCATCTGTATCATATCGATAATCTTTTGCTATTTTATTTTTCAGATCTTCGTAATCATTATACCCAGTAAACAAATAATTATCTAGTGACTCATACGTTCTTTGAACTGGCAAACCGTACTCGTTTGCAAGTTCTGCATATGTCCAGTTAATTGGGTCAGTCTCTATCGCAATTGTTTTTGATGTTATTGGATAGTCAATATTAAACTGAATAAAGTCAAGATCAAAATACTGGTCTCCTCTTTTATCAACAACAGACTCAGCAAAATAAGTCAATGGAATCTGATCTTCCCAGTAGGCGTTTGCAGATACAGACAATTTATAGTTATCAAAAACCTTGGCTGGAACAAGCGTGTAACTTGCAACATGATCAATAAGTGCATCCTCTTCATCAATAAAAACCCCTCCACCAGAGATTGCACCAACCGCAGTTGAAGTTATTGCTCCAGAAGGTGACATTGATGTTGTGTCTATTCCACCATCTATATTTATTAATTGATTGTTTTGGTATACAGCAAATAGGTCTTCATTCCATACTGGCACACCTATTTCATTAAATAGTCCCCTGATTTTTTGAAAATTATACTTTGTGCAAAACCCAACCTTATATATTTTTCCAGTAAAGGTTGAGGTGTTGTCTTTTTTGCCACCTACGTAAAGTCTTAAGTCAGATAAGGATCCAAAGAAGTCTGAGGCTTGATCTCCAAACCTTTCAACAAATGCTGGAATATTTATTCCAACATCAACCAATTCTCCTGGCTCAGCAACTAATGGTGAATATAGTGTTCGTAAGGTTCCGTTGTAATTTATTAAATATGATATTTGATTGTTAACTAACTCTATTGAAAAATAACTGCTACTGTTTTCTTTTTCAATTCTAAATAAAGTTTGCGCTTGAGGAGACGATTGTGGCAACCTAAAGCATCCGTAGAAAGCGGATACAGAACTTTTTAAGAAATCAAAATTTTCAAATAGAATATGTCCAGACACTGCGTTCCAAGAATCGTTTGGTCTAAATGAGAAAAAGTTTACCGTGTCTGAAGATTGTGCAGTATTGCAATCTGAGAATAACTCTTCTTGTGTTTTTGAAGACAACAAGATTTGAGGAAGCGGATTTTTTGATACTGACAATCCCTTGCTCTGAACCAAAGTATTATCGTTAAATGCCTGTTGCCAAGAACCTATTTTTGGATACTGATAATTAGCAGAATAATTTGCAAAAGCATAATCAATAAATACAGATGTTCCACTATAAGAAGTATTTATGTTCTCTGGTATTTCAACACCCTGACCAAAAACAAACTTTCTCTTTGTAACTGCAGTTGGAACAACGTATGGATAAATTGCTACACAGTCTATGTCAATTGGAAACACGTCTTCGTGTGCATAAAATCCTATCCAGTCTTGATCTTTTCCATTTAAAGTAAGATCTGGAAAATCTAAAAGGTCAGGATCATAACTAAATGATATAACCTCTTGCCCATTAATAACAAGAGAGGCAGTATCTTTTCCAAGTCTTAGGTGAACAAGCATTGGCCTTGTCCATTCTCCAACATAATATGTTTGATACTCATTGCCTATCTTTAGTCCAATTGAAGGACCATCTACATATATCCCATCATCAGAGGCTATTGGACCAATTATTCTCTTTCTATCATTTGTGTATGAGTTAACCCTAAGCCAGGTCTCTAAAGTATACTGTTTAAACTTTCCAGAATCATTTAAAAATCCTAAGCCAGGAATTATTATTGATGGGTTAGAGCCATTGGGGTATAGTGCTGTCAAACTTGAAGTTCCATAAACAATTGGAATTCCTAAATTTTTTGCTTTAAGCATGTTATCAGAAATTAAATAATATCCGTCAAGTTCTTGCAGCCCATAACATCTTGCAACGGTAGCCTTTTGTGGAGCAATTGCAATTGTTGAAGGAATATCTATTGGTGTTACTCCAAGAGATGTGGAAGAAAACTCTTCTGACCACTGACCAAAAGATAGTCCATTAACCAAGAATACATCGTCTGTTTCTGAGCCTCCAATAAAGTTAATCTTAAAAACTAATTGTATTTTTGAATCATCTGGGGGCGTGTCAAATGTTTCTGATATAAAAACCCAATTGTTATTTATGATGGTGTCATAGTTTTTTAAATGTGTAACTATGTCTCCGCTAGTCGTATCTTCATATCTATATCCAATTTCAAAACCAGCAATATAGGCACTTTCAGAATAAAAATATCCTCCAACAGAGAATGTTTTTAAATAAGTATTTAGATCTTTTAGATTCATAATCTCACCGCTTACTGCAACAATAGATGCAGAATCACTCGATGTTGGTGTAGCAATGATTTTATGAACATAACTGTTGATAAATGGTTCATCTACTGACTGGGAGTATGTAGATACAGTTCCACCCGTTACCGTCCATTTTAGACTATTCGAAAGATCTCTTTGAGCCTCTGAAATTAAAGAAACATAGTCTGCTTTGTCATCTAATGCCCATAGACCAGTCGGATGCTCAGCAAAGACTTTTTCGGCATATAGGTTTGATGGAGTAGACATTATAGGTCTATTTTACCACAGAAGCCTACTTGTTTATTTTGATTTCACAATAATCTGTAGTGCAGTACATCTCTCCTTGAGCCTCAAGATTTTCTGCTCCATCATAAATAGCAGCAAAATCAATGTGCTTTAACTTACCAATATACGACTCATATTGCTCTTCAGTAATTTGAGTATATGGCTGCTGAGGATATGTGTGATTTCCCATTGGAAGGAATGATACTGCTTTTAGTTGTCCCTCATACATATGTAGTGCTGGAACAACATGCTTTGACTCTGTTTCTTTGTCAAATGAAAGTGTTACAGAAACACCATTGTCAGACCAATATTTCTGAGCAGTTGCAGCAAGTGCAATCTTCTCAAATAATGTTACATCTTTTTCAGATCTTGGATGACCTGACTTGATTGGGAAGTAAACTACTGATGTGTTTGCTGATACAACATCATCTTCAATTGTATACTCTGCTGCTTTGAACAAGTGCATCATTGGATCTGTGTTTCCAAATCGGACTGCACGAAGGAAGAAGTTTCCTCCAGGACCCCAGTGAACTCCAGGAGTTGCACCAGAAAGAATTGAAACTGATCCTGACGGCTTAACTGTTGTTACACGAATTGATTCACGAACACAAAGCCATTCTGAATACTGATGATCATAGTGACGAATCTTTTGATATCCTTCATCCATCCATTCACGAACAATTGGCAAGCCCTTTTGATCTGCAAAGGATGCAATACCTGTTAGTGATGTGCCAATACGACGGTTACGCTGCATGATACCGTTTGTTTGTGGCCAATGTGTTGGAACAAGTGTTACAGTCTTTCCATAAAGGTATGCAAACTTCAGGGTACGCAGGAAGTCCTCCTTAGATTCATGACGATTTAAGTGCACTTCTACAAGTGTACATAGTTCGTATGATTCCAATGGCTGCTCCGCACATGGGTTAAATCCCATCACACGATAATCCTTACCGTCTGGCGCATCCTTTAGTCGTCCATAATTACGAGCAACATCAAGCCAGATAAAACCTGGTTCTCCGTTTTCTGTAATTAAATCTACATAGTCTTCGTATTTTGTTCCTACTTCTGCTGAAATAGAATTGTTAGACATCCAAGCCCAACCTGGATTCTCTGGATCAAATGAGTTGCGCTCTGGAAATAGTTCTGAATTCTTTAGATTCATAAATGTTTCATCCCCCGCATTACCCAAAGCAAGAGTTGCTGAGCGACGTACGTTGCCTGATACCACACAGGTACCAATTAGGTTTACCAAGTCTACAATGGCACGAGAATCTAGTGTTTCTCCGCCCCTGGAGCCGATTACACGGTCTATCTGGTCGTGTAACTTGATAAGAGGTGCAGGTCCTGATGCAACGCCTCCAAAGCCCTTAATAGGTGCTCCAAGAGGTCTGATCAAATCGTAGTTAAACTTCTGGATACTCTGATTTGCTCTCAAGTAAGAGTTGATGAGAAGGCGTACTGACTCTACCCAGCCTTCACGAGTGTCTGGAATTTCGAACACCTGTTCTGGCTCTGTTGGAGCATAGATTGAGAAATTCTTGTCCTGTCCCACTGTATCAAACCCTACACCAATGCCAAGCATTAATGCATCCATAACCCAAGCAAACAACGCTCCTGGATCATTCTTATCAAGGTCCTTTGTTGAAACCATTGCACAGTTTTGTAGTGCTGCAGAGTTCTTCTTCTCCATAGTCATAGGAGTTCCAAATGCCCACATACCACGACCTGGTGGAGTCCACTTTAATTCAAACATTCTTTGGAATGCTTCTTGTGCTGACTTCTGAGCCTTGTAGTCATTCCATGGTAAACGGTTCTCTTTTGCATGATTCTTTTGAACTGAATACATACCCTCAATTACACGACGACAAACTTCGTGCCATCTTTCCTTAGTTCCATCTTCCTTCATGCGAGAATATGTACGAATAAAAGTAATCTCTCCAAGTGAATTTTCTGCTGCATCCTTAAACCCAAATGGGCTTTCTTGGCTCTTGTACTTTTCTACGAAGTCCTCTGGAAGTTTAAAACTAAAAAAATCTGACATTTGTATCGTCCTTTCAAAAACGGATTAAGACCTAAGTATAGCAGAGTTTTATAAAAAGCAAAACTCTACCTAAATCTACTGTTGAGAGTTTTACTTAAATGTTTTCTTTTGCCAAAATTTTAATCTATAACCATTTTGGAAGGTAGACCTTACCTTGCTTCTTTGCTCTTCTATTTTTTTTGCTGGAAAGTTGTTATCTAATTCCATTGTCCACTCTTCTCTTTTAAATGGAAAAACTTGAGACATTGGGGTTCCTTGTTTTAAAGTTCCCTTAAAATTCTTTTTTACTAAGAATGAAAGATGTCCATCAGTAAAGTAGTTATCAGTGTCAACAACAGCATCAATTGCTTTTAATGGTGATGGACTTTGGTGCATTGGGCTTGTAAAAAATGTACTGTATCCAGGGTTAGTTTTAACCATCCATGTAGGGTGAATTCTTAAAATTTTACTACAATAGATTTCTTTATCTATAGGTAAATGAGAGACTTGCTCTTCTGAATGCTCACTTATAAGCATTGAATGATACTTGTTCATACCAGCAGGAAGTTGAATATTTAAATTGCCGTCAGTTGTATCTATGTATATGTCACATGGAACTTTTAAAATATATCCCATTGACATAGCGTCAAAAAAGGCTTGACATTTTTTTACAGTAAGCCTCATAATGCCTCTATCGGGAATATCACTTCCTGAAATTGCTGGCTGATCTTTATACCATGTGGGAACATTTTTTGTGCTCTGTTCTGGCTCTGGAACAATGCTTAACAACTGAGGATACATCTGAAGAAACTTAATAATATTCATAATTCCCATTCTCTTACTTATAATTATATCATAACAAATGACTTAGCATTATGTTAAAATATTATTCTGGTGCAGGAGTTGGATCAGGCAATGGGTAATCTATTTGATATCCATCATATACTAAGTTATTTTCTGTAAAGAACATATCTAGTGGCTCACAGTTAATAGAAACAACCTGATGCTCAATCTGTGTTATGACTAAGTCAACTATGTCTTTCCAAGAGTTTGTCTGTGTAGACCATAACTTGTCTGTAGTCAAAAGGTTTGCAGACAAAATCATCTGAGCAACACCATCTCTTTTTGCAAGCATGTGGTGAGTTCCTGAGTATGTTTCATTTCCAATCATTACAGCAACTGGAGCATTTGATAGTCCAATAGCAGTAATTGTTGTTGTTTTATCTGGAACAATTGTTAGATTTTCTGGATCGCTTGTCCAAGCCAACATGTCTTCTTTTGTAAATGACATTCCTAGTCCAGGTACATCTGCTGAAACAAGAGTATCTCCTATTTCAAGATCTGATGCCTGCACATATCCATTTGTAGTTAAGATCAAAGTATTTGGACCAACTGAGTATGCACGAGGTCCGCCACCATAAGCACCGAAGGCTCCGAAGGCTCCGAAGGCTCCGAAAGCAGAGAACGCACCGAATGCAGAGAAAGCACCGAAGGCTCCGAAAGCAGAGAACGCACCGAATGCAGAGAAAGCACCGAATGCAGAGAAAGCACCGAAGGCTCCGAATGCAGAGAACGCTCCAAAGGCACCGAAGGCTCCGAAGGCTCCGAAGGCTCCGAAGGCACCAAAGGCTGCAAAGACAGTTGTAACAGATCCTGATGCACTTGATGTTGCAGAATTACCACAAGCATTTGTTGCATAAACACTGTATGTCTGTGCTGTTCCTTGCTCTTGACCGACGTTTACAGAAGTTGATCCAGTATTTCCAGACTTTCCATCAGATGATGACCATGTATATGAAGTAATTCCTGATCCACCGTTTGATGGCGCTGACCATGAAACAGAGTCAGTTCCTGCTGATGGTGATGATGCAGAAGGCGCACTTGGTGTTGCAGGGACTGTTGTTGCAGTAACTGCAGCAGATGCTCCTGTTAAATCAGAATTACCATTTGCATTTGAAACACGGCCCTGGAATGTATAGGATGTTCCTCCTGATAATCCAGTAACACTTACTGCAGAAGTTGCACTTGATGCAGACTGTGCTGCATTTGAAATTGCATAATGTGATGAAATTGCTTTTCCACCTGTTGCTCGTGGTTCAACTGTGACGATAACAAGACCATTGCCAAATCCACGACCAGAGCATGTGTTTGTTACTGCTGTAATTGAAGGAGATTGTGGAACAGTAGTAACTGTTACAGAGTTAGATGCAGCAGATGCTGCTCCAGTTCCTGCAGCATTAGTTCCTGTTACTGTAAAAGTTGCTGTTGCTGCTGAAGCAATTCCAGTTACAATAATTGGAGACGATGCCCCAGTTGCTGTTTGTCCTGTGCTTGCTGTTACAGTAAAAGATGTCGCAGCATTAGGCCCTGTAGGGGTAAATGTTACTGATACAGCGCCATTGTCATAAGGACGGTCTGTGCCTACATCTGTTGCTGTACCTATTGTTGGTGCGTATGGAGTTAGGAAGTCGTTTGCTCCCTGACTCATTCTACCTGCTTGCTTTGACATATTTAATCTCCCTTATTTCTTTAATTTTTATTATGCTGACAAGTCTCCGAAGACTAGCCATCCTGATGCAGTCTTCAGTGCTGTTGCTACTGAGTTAGTTGTTCTAAACTTAAGTCCTGGTGTTCCCACGACTCCGTTAGTTGATTCAAACCGTGCTCCTGTAGATGATTCCTGGTAGAAGTCAATTGACTGACCAGTTGAGTATCCTGTTGCTGGAAGAGTAATTACTACTGCTCCTGCTAGTGGGACAAACTTGTCTTGCTCGCCTGCTGCTAGTGTTCTTGCTCCTGCTGCTAGAGTAGTTGCAATTGTAGTGACAGAAGGAACGCCAACCTTTGTCTGTGTGCCGTCTGTAAATGCTACTCCTGCTGCTGCAACTGTTACTGTACCAGTAAATGTTGGTGAAGCAAGTGGAGCATATCCTGAAATGCTTGCTCCTGCTGGGATTGTAACTGTTCCTGTAAATGTTGGTGAAGCAAGTCCTGCGATTACAGAATAGTTTGTTCCATCAGTTGTAAATTCCCACTTATCAGTAGATTCATTCCATCTTAACTGAACTGCTGATGAGTCTCCACGCATAATTCTTAGTCCTGCATTCTCTGTTGGAGTTCCAGTAGTAAAGTTGCTGTTTAGGTCAATAATGTTATCAGCCAATGAGATTGTTTCGCTGTTTACAGTTGTAGTTGTTCCGCTTACTGTTAGGTTTCCACCAACAACAAGGTTTCCGTTTACTTCTGCATTATCATTAAGATAAACTTTTCCTGTACCGTTTCCAGATAGAGATAAGTCTGTATTTAAAGTGTTGCTTGCTACAGAATCAGCCTTGATTCCGTTACTAAATGCAATTCCGTTTCCATCATTGCTTGAGAAGTTGGCTCCTGCTTCAACAACTAGAGGCCCCTTAATATTAACAGAACCAGCACCTGTTGGATCTAGTTCAATGTTACCACTTCCGCTTGTTCTTAATGCCAAGTTTTCATTAGCATCTGCAGTAATAACAACGTCACCTGCATCAGTTTGAAGAACCTTTTGTCCGTTAACGTACAAGGATCCTGGACCAACATAAATATCTCTCCACATCTTTGTAGGAGAGCCCAAGTCAAATGTAATATCTGTTGCTGGTAGTACATGTCCTGTGGTTACAGTACCTGTAAATGTTGGTGAAGCAAGTGGTGACTTTAGGTCAAGTGCTGTTTGAGTAGCAGTTGTGATATGTGTCTCGTCAACCTCAAACTGTGTATCAACTGAGTTCCAAGAAAGTCCTGTTCCTGCAAGTAAAGACTGATCTACTTCTGCTCCATTAACAGCGTTTGTAACATCTGTTAGTGTTGCAAGATCTGCTGTGTTTGCAATACCGTGAACATTTGTGGTGTCTGCGTTGTGATCAGAAACTGCTGTTGTAATTGCTGTTCCTGTTGCAGTTGATACTGGTTTATTAGCGTCAGATGTATTATCTACCTGATCTAGTCCTACAGCAGATTTTGTAAGTGCTGAAACTGCTGCAGTGATTGCTGCAACTCTTGCTGTCTCTTCTGCGTGGACTGCTCCATCTGCATACGCTTTTGTTGCAAGAAGTGCAGTATCTGCAATACCATGAACATCTGTAGTGTCTGCTTGATGTGCTGTGACTGCTGCATCTGCATATACCTTAGTTGCTAATGCTGATGTGTCTGGAATTCCGTGAACATTTGTTGTGTCTGCTTCGTGTGTTGAAAGTGATGCAGCCGATGCCGCAATTGCTTCTGACTTAGCATTTGCTGCTTTTGTAGTGGCATCTGATGCTGCTGTTGCAGTTGCTGCAGACTCTGCTGCATTAGCCTTAGCAGTTGCATCTTGTGCTGATGCGCCTGCTGAAATAGAAATTGCTGTATTTACTGCTGCTGTTGTTGCTAATGCTGCTGTGTCAACAATTCCGTGAACATTTGTTGTGTCGCTTGTGTGGGCTGCGACTGTGCCAATAAAGTCTGGATCATCACCAATAGATTGTGCCAATTCATTAAGAGTATTTAGGAGTCCTGGTGCGCCATCAACTATTGCTGCTAGTTCGGCTGCGTTAGCAAAATACTGTAGTGCAGACCATGTTGATGATCCGTTACCCATCTTAAACTTACTTGTGTCGGTTTCGAATCCGATTTCACCTGCTGCTAGAATTGGGTTTGCAGCCGTCCATTGTGCTGCAGTTCCTCTGCGCTGTTGCATTCTTGTTGCCATATTTTGTTTCTCCTCTATGGGGGCTGCCCATTAACTTATCTTATTATAACATCCAATTTTTAATTGAAGTTATCTACTACACTACCGCCATCGAATACAACTGTCCACTCTGTCGTAGAGGGGCCACCTGCATCCAAACCTACACCCAATGGGCTGTTGAATGATCCACCTTCATAGAACTGAGATACTATGAAACCAGTTCCATCGATTGCGGTATCGTGAATGTGCTGTGGTAAGTTATTTGTATCATCAATAGTAGCCTGGGTATACCAAGAACCATCATAATAAAAATTAACTCTGTTTGTTCCAGTGTCTAACCACTGTGTTCCATTAGTTGGTGAAGAAGGAGCAGTTGATGATACAGTCATTCCTGATAGAGAATCTACATACTCCTTAGTTGCTGCATGTGAATTTTGTGTAGGTGCTCCTACTGTCACTGCACTTCCGAATGTACCGCCGTTTGCTACGACTAATCCATTCTTGACTCTGAAGTCTTTATCGACTGTTGCCATTTACTGCTCCCTCTTCCAACTATTTTTATTTTTTATTACGCAAGTAGTGTTCCGACAACAGTCACTGTTGAAGTGTTGTTGGCAGTTGTTACTAGAAGTTGTACATTTGCTCCTGAGATTGCTGCTGAAACTGTTGCAAGTGAACCATTGGTTCCAACAATTCCGTACTCAGTGATGGCAATACCATCAGTAGAATCAAGTGTTAGTAGTACCTTTGAGATTTCTGTGTGATTTCCATTGGCTACCTTTACAAGGTATTCTGCTGAACGGTAGTCAGCCTTTGCGAAAGCATGTGCTGTCTGAACTCCTGCTGTTGGTGCTGAGAGAGTTGCTGCAACCTGCTTGGCAACTGAGTTTAACTCAACTGCTGTGAAGTTTGGAACAACTGCTTCAATAGCATCTACTGCACGAGCATTTGTGAAGTAAAGGTTTGAACCTTCTGTAAGGTTAGAAGTTGTAGAATCTGCTATACCGTTTTCTGCGGTAATAGTAAGTCCTGCACCTGTACCTGTAATTGTAATGTTTGAAAGTGTTGCACCAGTCAAAAGGGCTGCTGCTGAAGACTTAGCACGAGCATCTGTGAAGTACTGTGCTGATCCTTCTGCTACATCAGATGTTGTAAGTGCATCTGCGTGTGCAATTGCTGCTGCCTGGGCTGCGTTAGCCTTAGTAGTAGCGTCTGCTGAAGCAGTTGCTTCTGCACCTGACTTAGCATTATTAGCCTTTGTAGTTGCGTCTGCTGCTGCTGTAGCCTCTGCTGCAGATTGTGCAGCGTTAGCCTTGCTTGTAGCATCTGCTGATGCTGTAGCCTCTGCTGCTGCTTGTGCTGCGTCAGCCTCTGCCTTAGCAAATGCTGTTGTAGCAATCTGAGTTGTGCTTGTATCTGCTGCTGCTGTTGGGGCTGTAGGTACGCCAGTCAATGCTGGTGATGCCAATGGAGCCTTTGTTCCAACAAGAGTTGTAAGATTTGATACTGTATCTGGTGAATCAGCAAGTGCTGCAGCCAATTCATTGAGAGTGTCAAGTGCTGCAGGTGCTGCGTCAACAACTGCTGCTACAGCGTTAGTAATTGCTGTGTTACGATTTGTAACCTCTGTTGAGATTGCAGATGTAATAGCAGAGTTACGGTTTGAAACCTCTGTTGAGATTGCTGTATCTGTGTAACTGTTTGCTGAAGTTACTGCATTATTAGCCTTTGTTGTTGCATCTGTTGCTGCTGCTGAAATAGCCTCTGACTTTGCAGTGTTAGCCTTAGAAGTAGCATCTGCTGAAGCAGTTGCTTCTGCTGCAGATTGTGCAGCGTTAGCCTTGCTTGTAGCATCTGCTGATGCTGTAGCCTCTGCTGCAGTCTTTGCTGCTGCTGCAGCGCCAAGAACATCGTATGATGCTGCTGTTGCAGAGATTGCACGAGCATCTGTAAAGTACTTGTTTGTTGCATTTTCTGCAAGGTCTGCAGTGTCATGGTTTGAAAGACTTGATACTGTACCAGTAATGTTTGCTGTGATTGTTCCTGCAGCAAAATCACCATCAGCATTACGCTTTACAACTGTGTTTGCAGTGTTAGCAGATGTTGATGTACCACCAATCAGACCAACAATGTAGTCTTGATCGTCTTGCTTCTTTGTAAGAACATTAAAGCCACCTACGGTTGCTGATGAACCTTCAACGACTAAACCACTCTTAATTTTAAAATCTTTATTTACTGTTGCCATTTTTATATCTCCTTAGTTATGCCTTAAGTCCAATTCGTGCGTAACGAACTGTGACTGGCTTGATCGCAGGNTCTGGAGTGACTGATATAGCCACGGTATTTCCAGTGCGAGAGACATTAATGGTGCCAATATTCCCATCATTGTCGATTGTGCCGTACTCGCTGACGTTTACATTTGTACCGTCAACAAGAATTGTTAATTCAGTTGCATAGAACTTGTTGTCCCCTGCAGTGGTCTTTGCTATTGAAATAATGTACTTGACCATGCGCCAGACAGTGGCATCAAAGTTATCAATCACAGTTACATTTTCTACAGAATAGACAGTACCTTCATTGTTACCTGCTGAACCCAAATCTGTTGCTTGAGCAGTTGCTGTATCAATTAGGTCTACATAATTTTCTTGAGTTGGTCTATCACCTGTTTGGAATAAACCCTTTACATCTGAAATTGATATTTTAGCCATGTGGTAATTATAACACCCCTTTTAATAATACTATTAAAGAATATAGTTGCTGTAGCCAATAACCTGAAGTGGGATTGGCGCTGGATTTGTTTTTGAATATCCAAATACACTTACGTTAATAAACTGAACTCTAAATGGCAAAACCTCTTGAACTCTTGCTTTTGGTTGTATGTGATCTATACGAACTCTTCTTAAATCAAGTTCTTGGACCTGTGCGTGTGCTAATTGGTGTGTTGGCATTACTGTGTTACGTCTTCAATAATAACCATTGACCCTTTGGCTACCGTCCAAACTCTGCCTTCTGATAGAAGTTCTGTGAGTTGAATATCGAAGATGTCTCCTGTCTGAAGAATTTCAGATTGTGAGGATGTAAGGTTTACAGTAAAACTTCCCTCTGTATCTTGAAACTCAATTGGTTGAGGGGACAAAGAAAGAACAAGGCTTGCATTACGACGAATGTCCATTTTAACTTGCCAATCTTCAAGAAGAAGTGGCTCTCTTGCATCATTAGTTACATAAACACGAAAGGCTGCTGAATCACCACGAACAACTGTCCAACGAATTTCTGGTGGAGCAGCACCTAGTGCATAAGAGTCTGTGGGTTGATTTCTGAAAGTAGCCATAATGTTATTATATCACGACAACCCGTCTTTAAGGGCTCCCCAGGTACCATTACCTTTTGTTTGAACAATTAACATTCCGCCAAGTGCAAGAGTTGCTTGAATTGCAACGACTGCTATATATCTTGCTGGTCCAGTCGCTGGACGACCTGCAACAAGAGTTCCATTGCTATCTACATAAATCTTTGTTCCAGCAGGACCTAAATTTGTTGTGTTCATCTGAATTACACCAGACACAATAACAAGACCATTAGAATTATTTGGAATGTCATTTTTTACTAAACCAAGAATTGGAACATCTGGATTGTGAGATACACTTGATGGATCATATTTTTGAATTAAAGATTTTCCAGATACGCTTCCACTAATAAAAACTGGAGTGCCTTGTGAAATAGTAGAGTTTGTAGTATTTCTAACATCAATATATGCTGCACCATATCCTAATGGTGGCAAAATATCGTTCAAAGCATCAACTAATACTTTAAAGTCTCCGTGTACATTAACGGGATCTGAGGCAACTGGGTATGAAAGTGAGGTAGGATAATTAAGTGCATATTCTGGCATAATCTTTATTATACCACCCTATGAAGTTGACTTTTGACATAATTTTATGTTATACTAGGTAGTAACACCTACCAGGGTGTTATTGTTTTCTAAGGAGGAAACTATGATTAAATTTATCGAAAGAAACAAAGAGATCATTAGCACACTCAGTATCGTGGCACTAGTTAGTGTTTTTTCAAATGCTGCTAATGCTTCTGTAAGTCTTGATACTAAGAACAATCTTAGCCTGGAACAGGCTCAGACATCGGAAACCACCTCGAAAGAGGTTTTTTTGGTTTCTAAGGCAAAAAAACTAGAGAGTTTTGAGAACAAGGTTTCTCTGACTGATTTAGAACTTAAGGAACTGCTTTCGCTAGTAGGCTTCAAGGGCAAAGACCTTGTAGTTGCTTGGGCAGTGGCTAAGAAAGAGTCTAATGGGCGACCACTGGCTTTTAATGGCAATCATAAGACTGGTGACTCATCTTATGGAATGTTCCAAATTAATATGATTGATACCCTTGGTCCTGATCGTAGAACCAAGTTTGATCTTGACTCTAACGCTGAACTCTTCAATCCCGTCAAGAATGCAGAAATTGCATACTATATGACAAGTGGTGGAGATGATTGGTCTTCTTGGAAGGGTATAACGCCAAAGACCAGAATGTGGATGAATAAATTTCCTAAGTAGTCTATAAAATGATATACCCCCTTGGAGAAATCTGAGGGGGTATTTTTATTATTAAAAAACAACCTCTGACTTAACTCCATACGAAAAACTATAGGAAGGAAACCAACCAAGCAAGTCTCTATTGTCTATTTTTGGCAAGACCGTTAGGTCTGGCAAATCTAAAATAGAATATTCAATAGACACTCCATTAGCCCTGTATTCGTTAATTACATCAAGCATTGTTACCTGAGTTCCAGTAAAAATATCTGTAAGTAAAAAATCATTATTCTTGAGATATTCAATAGATAGCACATTGGCTTTGGCTATATCTAAAACATTAACATAGTCTCTTGTTGAGGATGCATTATTTATTTTTATATTTGGATTTTTATTTATTATTGAGAATATGTTTCCACCCTGTGTATCTTTTACCTTTTCAGACTTTCCCACAATATTAAAATATCTTAATATAACAACTTTCTTACAAAAAACTTTTAAAATCTTTTCTTCTATTAGTTTTGATTTAGCATATGGATTAGATGGGTTATACACTGCAGCAGAAGATGCAAATACAACTGGTATATTTAAAAACTTAGAAACTATGGCAACAGAGAGGGTAGACCCTACATTATTTAAATAATAAAGAATAGGGCTTTTTATAGACTCTGTAATTGATTTTTTAGCAGATAGGTGAATTATTGCTGTTGGATTTTTTAAAGATAAATAAAATAGTTTAAAAATATTTCTTGTGTCATTTTTGCTTTTTTTATCAAATTCTACAACACTGTATCCATTCTTTATTAAAAGTTCTTTTGTTGCAGATCCAACATAACCAGAAGATCCAGTTAAAACTATGTTAGCAGTTTTCAACTATTTCACCATTTATAAAGTCAAGACCAGCAAATGTTCCGTATTCTAAAAGAGTTCTTTCTTTTCCAAGCAACATCTCTCCAACTGTTCCTTCTGTTAAAGTTTTATAAATTAGTTCTTTAGAAATTAAATCTAAACGATTAAATTCGTCAGGGTAGTCTGTCCAAAGAATCTTGCGCTTGTTTATTTCAGCAGCAATATTGTGATTATAATAAAGGTGATACATGTACTGTTCATCAGGAACGACTATATCATATCCATGTGTATATGCTCTTGCTGCCAACCATATTTCTTCTCCATAAAAAGCAATATCTGTGTTAAACGGTAAAAATCCCCCAACAGTAAAAATTGATCCTCCAGATACTGATTTTACAAATTTGTTGTCATCATCAATTGGCATTGCTGTTTGTTGTGGAATTCTTGTTGACCTAAATTGTTCTGGTTTTTCATGAAATGAAATATTAGATAAATGACCAGGAGGCAGAATATCCTTTTCTACAAACTTGGCAGTTGCTGATGGATACCAGTAGTTTGCTGGATACATGGTAAGAAGTGGTTTGTGGATTCCTTGAATCTGATAATTTAAAACTGAGTTTATTGCAACTTCGTCCCAACCTTTAATAAATCTTGAATGTGAGTCACATTGTAGATAATAATTTTCTCCATTATAAAATTGATGAGCAAGGGCTCTTCCAATTCCCAAACCAATGTTATCAGGTGCTTTGCTTTCAGCATGTTTTACATTTGGCAAATTGGGAACATTAATCTCTGACTCTTCTACATAAACAGTGTGAACACCAAAGTTAATTTCATGATTTCCGCTTGACTGTTTGATTGCATCTAGAATTGTTGGAGTTACCTCTAAATCTCTATATGCTGCGATCTGAACAAATATGCTCGCCATTAGTCACCCCAAATAGCATGAACACAGGTTCTGCAAAAGTTTTCAAACGATTTAACTGTCATCATCTTATGCTCAATGCTCATCCATATTTCGCTAATAGGTTTTTCATTTATATTTCCAAATACCGTTTCAAAATCGTAGTCATTACAGCAAATAAAGGTGTCTCCGTTAGCAGCAACATGTAGCCACCCATTTGGTCTTCCACCAACTTCTTTGCCGTTTCCACAACCAACTACTCTTTCCTTGCCCTTTTTCTCTTTACTTTCAATTGCAGCCTTATTTGTAATAATTTGATGCGTATCTAAATGACCATTTCTGTCAACAAGGTATGGCATTTCATAAACTTGAACATCTGGAAACATTGACTTCCAACCATTTGTCATTTTTGCAAGACTACCAGTTTCAACATCTATATCCATTTCTGGAGCGTTTACTAGTCTTTGAATCCAACCACCATACTCTACAAGAGAGTTTTTGTTTATTCCATTTACTTGAATTGACATTGCTTTGCTTGCAACCATGTCTGGCAGTTGCTCAACTGCATATGTTACTTGCTCAATTAACTTGTCAAACATCTTTATAGGTTTTCCTGTTGCCTTAGACCATTCTTCTGCTTCTGAAGCAGGCATATTAAAACAAATACCATATACAACATCTTGGTATTCTTTAATTAGGTCTGTTCTCGCCTTTGTTAAAGGTGTCCCGTTTGTCAATACGATAGTTCTCATTTTATTTTTTCTTAGCACTTCTAGCATTTCTGGAAAGTGCTTATAAAGAAGAACTTCGTTATAGTGTGCAGTGTATATAAAATCAAAATTATCAGAAACAAATGTACCTTTGCCAGCAACTAACTGGTTAATGATGCTTTCAAATGTTTCAATAGGCATGTTAGTTCTTTGGGCCAAAGGATTTTCTGCATATCTCACTGGACAAAACCAGCATCCCACATTGCAAAGACCATTTGGATCAATTTGTGCCATTGATATTTTGTACTGATATTTCATTCTACCACTTACCTATTGGACATGTCGCTAACTCTAGTTTTGTTTTTAAATGCATTAGGCATCCGCATTTTTTACATTGAGAAGTTAAACTTATTAATTCTGGACATGCTTTGCATATAGAAAATCTTTCTTTTGCTTTTTCTTCATCTGCCCACTCTGTCTTTGGATTTACAATATCCCATGGCCTGGTTTCTCCAAGACTTTCTTTATATTTTTGCCATGCAGACTTTTCAGCCATTAGGGGGTTACCCTTCTACAAAATCAGTGCCATTCCAAGTCCAATTGATGTTTACATCAAGTTCGGACGGAATCTCTACAAAAATTGGGTTTGATGAAAGTCCAGCAACTACTCTTGCTCCGCCTTGACCATCTTCTCCTTGATATTCTGTGTCTACTGTCACTACTGTAAATATATCACCATCTACAATTCCCGCAAATTTTTTAATTGTCATTTTTTCTCCTTTTCATTTCTTTAAAGTATACCATATCTACATATTAGGTGTAGCACATTGATCCAGACCAGTACCCACCTTGATTTGCACAACTAGTACAGTTGCCACAGGCAGCACTGGAATTGCTGTATTGAGGACATGCTGAACACACATTATTTGGTGCTGAAGTTGTAGTTGCAGGTGCTGCAGTTGTTGCAGGTGCTGCAGTTGTAGTCGCAGCAGTTGTTGCAGGTGCTGCAGTTGTTGCAGGTGCTGCAGTTGTTGCAGGTGCTGCAGTTGTTGCAGGTGCAGAGGTTGTAGTCGTTGCAGGTGCTGAAGTAGTGGTAGTTGCAGGTGCAGCAGTTGTAGTTACCCATGGTTGTGAAGAACATTCACCAAAGGTTCCAGACCAGTAGTATCCACATCCTTGACACTGTGACTGATTAAGTGCTGATGGTGTTGCACAAATATTTGGTGCTGCAGTGGTTGTTGTAGTTGTAGCAGGACTTGACGTTCCTGGTGCTGCAGTAGTAGTGGTTGTTGCTGCAGTAGTAGTGGTTGTTGCTGGCGCATTACAACTTTGTGGAGTTGTATATACTCCACCACTCAAGACGTTTCCAGATTCATCTCCAGCACAATCTGCACTTAGTCCTGTTACTGCTGCTCCTGATGAAGAATAGGATCCCTGAACTCCAAGACCGTTATTGCAGCATCCGTAGTAGGTGGTTAGTCCTGGTGCTGCAGTTGTTGTTGTGGTTCCTGCAGTTGTGGTAGTGGTAGTGGTCGTGGTGCTTGTAGTTCCTGAACAGTCAACTACTGGATAAGACGTTCCAAATTGAACAGATCTTTGAGTTGGAGATGTCTGACATTGGAAATCTAAGTTATCTAAAGCAGTTGCAGATGATGCAACGCTGCTTCCATAAATTGGCACTCCGTTACAACATCCAGAAGCATAGTAAGCCTGTATGTTTGGTGCTGCAGTTGTAGTGGTTGTTGTAGTAGTTGTTGTGCTGGTGGTTGTTGGTTCAGTTGTTGTGGTAGTTGCTGGTGCCTGAGTAGTAGTAGTTGTTGCTGGTGCCTGAGTAGTAGTTGTAGTAGTTGTTGCTGCAGTTGTAGTTGTAGGTGCTGCAGTTGTAGTTGTTACTGGTGGATCAGAAAATACTGCTGTTATTGTTAAATTACCATTACATGTAATTGTTTGTCCTGCAGAGAAGTTAGGGTAAGAGTCTGCAAAAGTACAAGAATCTGATTGAACATAATATCCAAAGAATCCACCCATACCAGGTCCTGGTGTTGGAGTAGTTGAAGGTATTGTGTATGAACCAGTATGCGTTGTATTTGGAGGGCAAACAGATCCAGAATTACAATTATATGTTACATTGAAGAATGTTTGAGAACTTGAACCTTCGTAAATATCTCCATATGCAATCCAAGAATTTGTTCCAACTTTTAATAGTGTTGCACTGCCATACTGACTATCAATATACATCTGTGAGTTCTTGCTATTAACTGTCACTCCATTTACTGGAACAAGCGTAGTTCTTCCTAATCCCATTTCAACTATAGTATATTTATATCCAACAGGAATTTCAACTAAAGAATTTAGCGGTATCACTAAATTCATTGCAGAAGAAGTAGAAAGCAAAATTGTTTTATTTACATCTAACGGGTCTAAGGTAAATCCAGATGTTTTTGTTACTACGGTGTTATTGTTTAATAATTGTGGCTCAAGATCAAACCTTAAATCAACAGAGTTCCAATCAATACCATCTCCTGCAAGATCAGGGTATCCTCCAGTAGCACCATTAACAGCATTAGTTATTGATGTAGTTACAAATGCTTGTGTTGCTAGGTTTGCTGTATTTGCTATACCGTGGACATTTGTGGTTGCTGAATTATGTGCTGTAATGGCAGTATTTCTATTTGTTGTTTCTACAGCAATTGCAGCATTTCTGGCTATTACCTCTGCTGCGTCTGCATCTACAAGGTTTTGAAGGTGTTTTGCAATTGATGGCGTTAAAAGAAGGCCAGTACTTGTATTTGAGCCGTCATAAGTATAAGATCCATAGTGATAAAGTCTTAGCGCTGCCTGAATGTCGGCAGCATCTCCAAGTCCAGGGATTTTGGTGTTGAAAAGCCCAGTACCTGTGGGGGTATTGTCAATGTTCTCTTCTGCCACTATAAATCACCTCTTGTCATTATACCACTGTAATAAATAAATGGACACGCTTTGGACCAGCCATAGGCTGCCAAGCGTTGTCAATATATTCTACACCCTTTATTTCAAGTGGTAATGCTAAAAATCCTTGACTAGTTATAAGTTCTTTTACTAGAAGCGTTGTTGATAAAGGACCAGACGAGTCTGAAGCCGATATAGAATATTGAACATTAAATGCTGTTGATGTTGCTGAAGTTATACCAGAAGAACCGTAGATGTCTGCAACATTTATTGGCGGGATTGAAAGTACTCCATTAGCAGCAGTTACATCTTTAATTGATGAGTAATAATTTGTCTTTAGGTTAAACAGTTGTGTCCATTGTGTTCCAGTTGCTGTTGCTACTCTTTGAAAAACTGTCTTATATGTTGTAGATGCTGGATTATAATCAATTGCAATATCTAATGCCTGAAGATCTTGAACTATTGTGGCATTTACATTGGCATCCTGTGGATTTCCATTTGATCCTACAATAATGCTTCCACGATCACCCTGTGGTCCTATATCTAAATCAAGACTGATTGTTTCTGGTCCACCAAATACAGTTAAGTCGTCATTTGATAAAAGAATATCTGCCATTGTGCTCCCTATGGCCTAGTCGCAGCAGTTGCGCCTGTGACCTGATCTGTAACTGTTATTTTCCCTGTTAGAAGTGTTTGAACTAGTGCATAATCTCCAACTCCTGAAGAACCCTTTTCTCTTCTAACCTCAACGTCATAAACATATTCTGTTCCAGCAAGTAATTGCTCTCCTTCTGGAGGTCTGATTGCACACTGAACAAATGTATTATCATCTGAAACTCTAGCAAAACATTCAATTGGAACTCCTGCTGAACCACGAACAGTAGCAATAGTAAACTGTGCTCCATCATATGGTGCTACTGTATCTAGCACATCATCTGGTTGATTAGCAAAATCTGTTGGCTGGTTTCTATAAGGACTTAAGTCAAAAACCGTTCCATCGTTCTTTTTCGGGTAGATACGAAATTCAAAGGTATCACCCTTATAATAGTTAAAGTCATAGGTTGCTGGAAATGCCATGGTTTTATTATACCACGCTGACGTAGACAGAATTGAAGATTACTGATGCATCAAAGTCTGTTCTGATTTGAGGAACTGCTCCATTTCCCCACATTTCATGGTTTTCAATAAATATTTTCTGTGTAACCGAAAGGTTGTAAGTATTTTGATACTTTAAGGATCCTACAAACTGGACAAACTCCTGATCATTGCTTGCAAAATAGGTTCTTAGCCAAACCTCTGTATTGGAACTATATGTTGTTAGTTCAAAGTTGTATGTTACTGATACTTGAGAGCCTTCTTTTATACCGTGGAAGTTTAGTGCTCTCTGGTGGCTATTCCAAAGACTAGTACACCCTTCTGGAAGATATTTTTCATTTTGACTTTTATCTTTTGTATCTAATAAAAGAGTTACCCAACCATCGTCTCCTTGAGAGATACCCAGTTTTGTTGGTTTGTCAATAGTGTTTGTATATGAAGCCCATCCTGCTTGCTGTCCTGCAGATGACAAAGAACTTTGCCCATTTACTCCTGCTGGACCACGATCTCCTTTGGGGCCAGGCTCTCCTTGTGCTCCCTGTAAACCTTGTTCGCCATTTCTGCCATCTCTACCTGCAGGCCCTTGTGGTCCGACTGGGCCAGGAACTGGAAGAAATGAAAGAGCGTTATCTACAGTAGGAGATGCTTGACTTTGTTCTACTTGTGCAGCATATGAAGATTTTTTTGCACCTGGGAAATCCATAGATTTAGAAACGGCCATGTGATTATTATCTCACGATATTATCCAATTATTTTTTGAATAAGTACTGGAAACCTTGTAATTGAGTTAGTTGTTGTCAAAGTCACCCTATAAACCTTTTCGTTTATAGCATCCGCCAGTGTTACTACCTGGGTTGCACCTGGAATGGCAACTGGATTAAGGTACTGGTTCACAACCTTTTGATATGTTGTTGTTGTATTTAATGTTCCAACACTTGAAGTTGGATTAGAAGATATAACATCGCCAGCCAATACTTGTGTATTTGTAAAATAATATGTATTTGAACCAGATAAAGATGCTACGTGTATTGAATAGTAATTTGCATTTAATGGATCAACCTTTATTTGAATTCCTAAATTATCTATTGAAAGAGTTTCATTTGGGCTTAAGAAACCTGAAATTTGAGTTGGCAAATCTCCAAGAGTTGCTACAACTTTGTCTGCATCAGAATAGCCAGATGTTCTTGCGCTATTAATTGTTGCACCACTATATGTATTGATATTTACTGAAGAAGGAACGGCATTTGAAGTAATGGTAACTTCAGGCGCTGCAATAGTTACTGCTCCAGAAGAAGCCTGTAGATATATGTCTGCATCATTAGCCTGTAAAGCAAGATCATTATCTCCTGAATTTATAAGTCCCAAAACTTTAAGGCCACCAAAATTAGTAGGTCCATACAAAGTTCCATCTTCAGCAAACACATCAGTTCCTGGTTCACCTTTTTCTGCAACTAAAAGCCAACCATTTGTTGGTGGGGCGTATGATGAAAATTGTCCATTGGGATGATAGTAAGTCGATCCTTCAAACTCAACTAAAGATCCAGGACCATAGTCAATTCCATTTGCCCATGGACCAGTAAAGTTCCAAAGTGCATCTGCACCATTTGTACCATTTGTCCCGTTTGCACCATCTGCACCTTTAGGAATCCAAACTTCCCATTGTGCAGTGTTTCCAACTGGATCTCCAAGTTGTCCACTTGCTTTAGCAAGATAGAGTTGTCCGTCTGATCCTCTAACTACTGCAATATCTGGAACGTATCCGCTATTTGGATTATAGTTTCCTAAATAATAGATTCCAAAATCTGCACCATTAGTTCCATTAGTTCCATCTGTTCCATCTGCACCCTTTGCTGCAATCAAATCAAACTTAACTGTATTGGTTGGAAGTGTTCCAGCAGTTGTTACTGACTTTGTATAATAAAGTTGTCCTTGATAAACTACGACATCGCCAACTGCATAAGCAGCAGCAG